AAGCGATCTTTCTAGGATTACCTCCAGATGCAAGGGCAAAAATGAATCGCTCCTCAGTGACCACAAGACCTTTACAGCTTGTTGGGCTGTTAGTTATCTGTGTCGCGTTATTCGCTATATTGAGATCCCACTCATACAGCTTGCCGTCAGATGTACAACAGCCGACTAAGTATTCGCCCCAATTATCCAATGACCATGTATCAGCCTCTTGGAAAGAGTTTGCCCCAATCCGCTTTGTGCCGTACAAGCCAGTGCCATAAAACCCACCGCTATACGCTGTATTGATTGACGCATCATCATTACCAGTGGTGAATCCAGATGGCGTGATATCTGTCGCCACCCCACCCGCATTCACATAAATAAGTTCAGAAGCAGACCCATACACTTGGTTTGCATCTCCGCTATTGTCCTTCCATGCGTGAGCCGCCCGTGGAACACCAGTGAATGATGCTGAAAGATCATCACGCTCTGACCAACCACCAATCGGACGCAGTGAATTGTTTTTCCATCTGACTAGGCTTGCGTCAAACCAACGATTTGCTGACTCGTAATCAGTACCGACACGATACAGCCCTGCCGGGATTTTTAGTGGTATCAGTGCCATGCTATCTCCATCTAGGGCCGTTGACCCAACAAACCAAGCTCTTTCTCACACCGCTAGTCACCGGGGTGACGCGATGCCTGATGTAGGAAGGAAAGACGATCACTGAGCCTTTATTGCGATTGTTTGGTGATTCAATCTCGCACTCAAAGTCACCGCCTTCGTATTCATCATTATCTGACAATTGAATCGTCAATGACAGTTTCCGATCATACTTCTGATCTGCGTCCCAGAATGTGTCGATGTGCCAGTCGTAATGGCCTTCATCATCAGCGTGATATTCGGTGTACTGAATGTTCTCTATATCGTGAAGGTGAAAATCAAATGCATTATCGTTTGCCATGCGGATGTAATCCCACAGGCGATTCCTGAGCCACTCATTGTCTGTAAGCCATTGGACTCTGCTACTGCGTATGGACTCATTAACATCCGAACCCGCTACTCCAATAGTCGCCTGTTGCGTCTGGCTGACCAAATCATTACAAATGAAATCGCAGGACTCTTGATCGAATCCGCGATCCCATAGTTGCCAGATGTTACGCAATGTTGATATCCATCCAACGTATTGATCCAGACACTAGCGATATTGTTCTATTGCTCGCTGATTCATTAAATAGAACCCATGTGCCGCCACCAGATTGCGATGTCAGGCTCAGAGAATCTCCTTGTGCGCCATCAGTAACAAAATGGACCCCAGTTCCACTCGCTTTTACTGGCCCAGTTCCATAAAGGTAAGCCACTGCTTTTGGACCCATTGTGAACATTGTCCCTGCTGATGTGGTGAGGCCTGTTGTCGCGGTATCGTAACTTGGCCCAGTTGGACCTGTCGGGCCTGTCGGGCCAGTCGGCCCAGTGGGTCCGGTTGGTCCGGGGCTTCCCGTGGGTCCAGTCGGTCCAGTCGGTCCTGTTGCACCAGTAGGGCCAGTCGGGCCAACTAATGCCGCATTAGTAATTGTCGCTTTCCTAACCGCCCCTGCTGATACGTCATATACGTTAATCAGGTCTGAGCCATCGATGCTTGCCTCAGCAGTGTTCTCGTTGATTCCTGCGAGATCTGCAACGGCCTTCAGGTCTGAATCGAGATCATCCCAGTTCTGGTTGAGTTTCGTCCCCCATGTGGATTCACTGGCTCCAACCTCTGGTTTGGTGAACGAATAATTGGTTGTCGTAGTATCTGCCATTTTTGATCCTCTATGCCGCCTCAGTCCAATCTGTCGAGCCGACTGCTATTGATTCCCATGTTGTTGAGGCAGATGCCTCCGCTGTCCAAGTCTCACTTCCCTTGCTGATCTCTGACCAATCTTGATCGCCTTTTGCGATATCTGACCATGTTTCAGCACCTTCTGCGATATTTTCCCATTTTTCGCGCCCTACGGCTACGACAACAGATGTTGGCTCTGAGAGTAATGAACCTTCTCTCACTCTCTCAGGTACAGAAGTCGTTGATGATAGTGCGTCTACCTGTGGCGCACCGACAAATATGCACGATGTCGCAACGCTGATTGTTGAAGGCGAATATGACTCTGCTGAAGACTGGAATATCTTCTCAGAGGAGCAAGTGTTGCTTGATGAGCAAGAAGACGCTCCTGTGGCCTCTCTGACCCTCTCAACGCCACTTGTGTTTGACGATGCCGCTGTGATCGTAACGTCTGCGCTGACAACAAATACGCTGTTAGCTGTTCCGCTTGCGGTTCCAGATGGATTCGCATCGCCTTCCCTGACACGCACCACTTCTGAGGCAAAGGATGCTGTCGGTAAAGATGTCGCTGATGACTCTCTGACCCTCGCACCGTTCGCAGTCGTATTGACTGATGTGGTTGCCGTGCCATTGATTAGCGCAGATCCAAGTGGGACACGCCTTGCCTGTGCAGATGTTGAGCATGATGCAGAAACCAGTGCAGATGCGCTTTGCTCTCGCTCTGCTGTAACCGATGTGCTTGATGAAACACTGACTGTTACCGCAACCTCAAACGTCTGAGCAGACTTCTCCTCAGAGTAAGCAAATTGCGAGTAAGAGCCAAAGCCAAGCATTACTCAGCCTTCCAAGGCAAGTCGTCTTCTTCTACCTCAGTCACGATCTCAGCCTTGTCGTTGATTTCTCGCTGTATCTCAGCGTCAACGTGAGCCGCATAATCACCAGTGACAAGATTCTTCACCCAGCCAAGAACCATATCTTCTGTCAGTTGGTCTAGCGCAGTGAAGTTATTTGGATCGATCTGATCTGCATCAAATGGAGTCGCGCCCTCAAAATAACCAGTCACGCCTGAAACATCGTCATAACCAATCTTTTGCCAATAGGTGTTGACGATAGCGTTCTCAAACGAATCGGTGTTCGTTGTCTTGATTCGGACGATCTTCCAAGTGTATTTAATCGCCATTATCTTCCTCGCTTTCAGGCTGATCTGGCTCTGGCTGATTTCTTGTGTCGTGCCGCGCCTTCAGTATCGCGTCTAATTTCAAGAACAGATTGATGGACATCTTTGTGGGAAGCTCAGCTAGTCCAGTTAACACAAGACGTAGCTCCTCGTCAGATAGATCAACCGCCCCCTTCTTGAAACTTGATGAAAATACTTGATTAAACATAAATCCCCTTTAGTCGTTAATTACCATCCAACGAATAGCACCACTGTTCAATCTGATTGATCGATCTGTGGTCAGGTTTTCGTTGAATAGAATCCATGTGCCGTTTCCTGACTGTGATGTCGTTGACATACTGTCGCCTTGCGCCCCATCGGTCACAAAGCTAACACCGCTTCCACTTGCATCAATGTTTGCGTTTCCATACAAGAACGCAAAGCTCCTTGCAGGAAGCGTGAACATTGTTGCCGCTGAAGTATGCAAGCCAGTGGCCGCAGATCTTGGCACACCTCTGGCTACCAGATTGTTCGCCACAGTGGTGTTCGTGTTGTTGACCTCAAGCCTTTCAGTGCCACCTGTTACCACACGCCATTGGTCAGCCGCATGGAATTGAATATAAGTGTTGGTGTCACCGTTGTGACGCATAGTCCCTTCAAGATCGATGGTGTTCATCACTGAAGTTGAGGCAGGGTTGGTATAATACGCAGTGTTATCTGAGTCATAGAAGATAGGCGATCTGAATGACCCCGGAGCAAGGCAGTAGCTCGTGTAGATCAATACCTCGGGATTGTTGTTGCAGTAAATGTAATTGTTGTTTGAACCTGTTCTAGCTCGGACAAACCAGTTTCCATCGTTGTCTAGTAGGCCGCCTTCTCCGTTACCATCGCCATACCAGTAACTCTGAATAACTCCGCCTGAATCATAAAGACGCATGCCTCCTGCGCCAGTGGAGCCGTAAGTAGCATTAATGTAATTAGTGCCATTCGTAAGTCTGTTGTCAGCGCCTATATAAAACCCGCTATCTGCTCGCATATACCGTGGCGTATAGATGTTCTTTGCCGTTTCCTGATTGATTCTTAGCCATGTATCGTCTTCACACCCAATCTCACCAACCCGTGTGGTGCCATTATAAAATTGGATATGGTCAGAGACATTGTTGTCACCCTTGTAGATTCTGACCTCATGGTCACCGTTAGTCCCATTCCCAACGTCTAAGCGAGAGTTGAGCTGAAGCTCTCCAGTCATTGTTCCGCCAGTCAATGGCAAGTAGTTTGAGTGACTGTGGCTGTCGTTGGCAACCGTGACAGCAATACTGGTTGTGCCTGACCCAGAAGCATCGCCTGTCAGCGTGATTGTCTGGTTGCCAGTGATGTACCCAGAGTCGTTTGTTAGCTCTGAGACAGCAGTCGGGATGTCATCTGTGAACGCGGCTTTCTCAGCAGGATGAGTGACAAATACAGACTTGTCCCCTGCCGCAAAATCAACAGCCGCCCCTGCGTTTGATGACTCAAGGATCGTATCGCGTGACAGCGTGGTTCCCGTGGCAGTATATGTGCCTAGACCAACCTCCCATGCCTGATTCGCTGAATCAACAATCGCGTAGTAAGTGGTATTGCCATCGCCAATGACAGAGAACGACTGAAACCCATCAGCCGCCCCTGCAAGCGTAACAGTTCCAGTGCCAGTGGTTGCCGTGGTTTCTTTTACCCGATCCTTAACTACAAGAGCCATTGCTCACTCCTTAGTCAAGTGTGATATCGAGATCGCTCGCAGGGATGCGGAATACGTCACCAGTTTCGATTGTCTTGGATGAACTCAGTGCCGCATACGCCAACAGGTTCCCTGCTGTTGAAGCGTCCCAGACACCAACGTGAGACACAGTGCCGTAGTTCGCTGTCGCTGTTGGGAACTCGACTGCCGCATCATTCGATGTGGTGTTGCCTGAAGTTGTGAACGTGACCGTCTGGCGAGAGTATCCTGTGCCTGAAGTAGTTACCTCTGCACCTGACCCATCCTCATCTGGATTTGCAGTGTGTAGGGCCACATAAAGCGTAGCAGGGGCAGTGTAAGCCGCCGCACCGAAAACATGATCAAGGATCTCTGTTTCCAAGTAGTTTGAGAATGACATTATCCAAGTCCTCGTATGTTGAGTCTAATACCAGTACCTGAGTTCTTAACGCGCTCAGACTGATTATTCAAGTTCTGTACTGCCGCGGCATACATCTGCGCCCAGACAGCCAAACGTGCATCTTCCTGCAAGTATGGTGCTGAGTGACCTAGTGCGCCATACAGGTACACATCCGGTGCATATTCCAACAACCAGTTCGATGTGTTGGAGTCGGATAATGCCGGGATCTTTGAGTAGTATAGCAGTTCAAAGTCAGTATCTTCATCCGGTGTCGGATAAAGCTCGAACTCACCGCGAACGTGAGCATAGAACCGTGGCTTTCCTGCCTGATCTTCTGCCGCCGCTCTTTTGTCTGCCATGCCACTTAAACTGAGTAGCTCAACGACAGATGTGCCACCGCCTGTGACGTGTAGCCGGATCGTCTCGTTCCAATCAGCAGGCAACTGCATGTACTGGTCACCCTGGGATTGCTGACCTGATGAGCGAGCTTCCATCTGCCAGTGGCGGATGTCTCGGTTGAACTGAGCCTCGGCCAACTGAATAAATATTGGGATCGCAGAATCCAGATCATCCCGGTTCAGGAAGTCACTGATCGTGGTCTTCAAATTCGTGTAGTTCGTAATCGCCATCACTTGGCCTTCCGCTTGTTGTATGCGTCCATTGTAGCATCACCTAGTGGCGTTGGAGCCATGAAGCCAAGCAATGCATCCAAGATCATCTGCTGAGTCTCTGCTTGAGCCTCTTCCTTTGGCGCTACCGTCATGCCTGCTGTAGCGATATCCGCCGCTGTAGCGTCTTCTGGCAAACCTAGCGCACCAAGTATACCCCCTGCCGCAACTGGAGCCGTTGATGCAAAGATGTTGGGGTTGCCAACCTGATCAGGGTCAAAGGCCGCACCCTTATATCTGACGTTCGCAGGATCGAATACGGCTCGCTCTTTCATGATGTCGAGGCCAGTATATCCTTTATCTTGCAATATCTGATGCATTGCTCTCCAGTAATCATTTGGATTTGAATCACGGCCCTCTTGATCTGCAATATCGAACGCCATGTTTCTCGCATCGAAATGTTGATCGGAAACCTTATCTGTTGAGGCAATCTTTCCGCGAGACATTAATTCATAAATCTTTGCGTCTTCATCAGAGATTTTGTTAGCTCTTAAATACGGCTCTCCATACCCACGTTTTGGTGATGAATATACAGCAGGGCCGTACTTATAGTTTCTGCCGTCTGTTGGGATTCGGAACTCTGTTATACCTTTGCGCCCATGATGGTAAGTAACCTTTGGATCGTAGCCTTGCTCTATGGCGCGTTGCATCCTCGATGCCTCATCCATAGGAAGCTCGCCACTTCTGATCTTTTCAACTGTGGACTTTGGAGCGCCTATTTTTTCAAACAGGTCAGCATAATTTCTTGCTAGATCATCGATCTGCTTCAGGATTGGATTAGCCATTATCGTGTCTGACTCCTGAGATAGCCTTCCATCGTATCGACACCGCCGCCCATGGTTGTTGGGGCCATGAAACCGAGTAGCTCTTCAAGTATAGCGTTTGGCGAGATTACATCTGGCTGTGTTTCACGTTGCATTGCCAAACCTTCTCTGACCTTACCTGCATCCGGCATATCGAACCCGCCGGGGACTGGTGATGCATTTGCGCCTGCCGCACCTAGTAATGTGCCTCCACCGATCAATGCCTTGAGTGTCTTCTCATCAAGAATGCCCATGTTCTTGCCGGTCATTGATAGGGATCTCTGAGCCTTTCTGGCTTCATCGTATGTTGTGAAGCCCTTATCTTTCATCCAATCAGGCAATAACTGATCCGCTGTCAGATTTTCCTTGATGCGACCGACACCCTCACCCGGCAGTCCGCCCTTGTAAGTGAGATGTCCGGTGTCATCGATGTAACCGCCTTTCGGATCAATTAAACCAACATTCTGAAGTCCGATATCTGGAGCGCCGAATTGATCTGGGGCAGATACAAGTGCGCGAGCCTCTCCAATTCGGAGTCCGCCATCCTGCCACATGTCTTTATCAAAATCCCGGATGAGATCAACACGGGTTCCTCCCGGAATACTTCTGAATTGCTGAAACCCTTCCTCGCTGTCGATCCCCTTGAACTCAGGAATGTACTTCTTGAATATCTTGTTGACCTTGGCCTTTTGACGCTTATTCATAGTTGACTGCGCCCAACGCATCATGGCTTCACCAGTCATTGACGCAAAGTCACCGCCGGTCGGGGACATTCTGTACGGCATAAAAAGGACAGGCTTATCTGTCTTGAAGTCTTTTTGGGCCTTCCCTGCGCGAGCCAACATCTTCTTCACGATCTCTGGATCGGATGCCCATACAAGACCCTTGTCATTGGTGAACATGAAATCCTGACCGCCCTGTAGCCTCACAGGGTTCTTCAGATTCTCGCCCTTGATGTTGACTAGATCTTTGTTCGCGTCAGTTCTATCTGACTGATAGATGACGTATGGATGGCCTTCAAAGTCTGTTAATGAACGCTGTGGGATTTCTACCTGTTGGCCGGGGATATATGTGCCGCGTAGCTTTTCGATTTCAGGGATATCAGATGTACGACCGTAACGCGGATCGATTGCCACATCACCGAATTGGCGAACAAGGTACTCAAGAATATCGTTTGAAACCGCCATCGGTTGCCCCAGATAAAATATGCTCGCCCTTCGCCATTTTAACAGACACCGCTAATCAAGCAACGCCCGCGAGATTTCTTCGTATTGGCGTATTCCATGAATCGGTCTGGCCGATACCTTGTTTATAGATGGCCACCAAGCCAAAAGCATCAGCGCCGTGGGAAGCCCAGTCATGTTCAGGTCCAAGCCCGACCCCTCGCACTTCGTCACGCTTCTCGTGATACCAACCGAGTGCTTCTCTTCCGGCCTTTGTGTTTTCGTCATGGAATCGGCAACTGGGGAATAGGCGTCTTGCCGCTTCGATGCGGGACAATACTGCTCCTGCGCCTTGGTTCGGGATAGTGTCAACAGTGAATCCGGCATCTTGCAAATACGTCTCCGGCGTTACCTTGTAAACCATGTCATGCTTCCGACCGTCATGCGGCAGGACCATCAGCGCGTCCTCGTAGCCTCTGGCGCGTAACCAGTGAACGTGAGACTCAAACGGCTGACCTACGGCCTCATAGTAATCAAGAAGCCTGATCTCTTCACCGATGTACTGAACTATCCATATTGCAGTAGCGTCAGACTTGCGAGAAGTACCACCGATATCCCATACAGCGTAGCACTTGCTAAGAGGATCTTTACCAAAGAATCCGATTCTTCCATCGAGTTGCGCCCTGTTCAAATGTTCTGCGTAGTAAGCACCTTCCAGTACAGTGGCGTACTCACCCTCCCATACATGGGCGTACCGCTCCGGGTTCATCGTCAGACAGTCATCTTTTTCCTGAAGCAGTACCTTACTGATCCACGGGTTGTGCTTCCAGTTTGCGTTGACGACAACAGAACCTGTTGGAGTTCTGTCTCCTCGCAGTAACTGATCAATCGCATCTGTCGGGCGGTGAGGGTTCCAACTAGCCCAGATCTCTGATCCCTCTTTCCGCATTGTTGGCGTGAGCAATTCAAGGGAACGATGTGACAGAGATTGTGCTTCTTCGATCCACGCACGATCAAAACCTTCCAGTGACTTAATTGAGTCAGCAGTGTGATCCTGCATGCCAGTGAATATGATAACACCGTCACCGGGCGTCTCGATGTACTCTCGGTAAACCTTGAAGCCTGCCTGCTCACCCAAGTTGTAGCCATGTAGCTTGTCCTCGAGAAGACGCTTGGATGACTGCTTGAGAGACTTCTGTACCTCTCGGATACAGACAGCCCGCATTCCCGGAGTTCTTATTGCTTCTGCAATCATCAGTTCAGCAAAGAAGTGTGACTTACCGCTACCACGGCCTCCCCAAGCTCCCTTGTATCTCGCATCAGCAAGCAGTGGAGAGAACACCTCCGCACATTTGAAATCAAGATGCATTAGGTACTGTCACGGTCCAACCGACTGAATCGATCTTCTCGCCCTGAGACTGGTGATCAATTACCTGCTTGTCGCCGTACTTCTTCGGCAGGAGTCGGGACGCTGTCCACTTGCGAACATCGGTCCTGAGCTTGTCTACTTGGATCGTCTCGGTAGTCGCGCTGTCTGCGATCTCTTCGATCAGTTCTGCCGCCCACTGAGCCTGAGCCGCTTTGGCCATCTCGTATTTGTGGAGAAATTCTGGGTGTTTAAACATCCATGTGTAGAACGTCTTTTTGTCTGGAGTCCAGTCGAGGTCTTCGCATAGTGCGCGCACAGACATGCCTGAAGCGATCTCAATCATCATGCGATCCGCCAGTTCATCGTTGTACTTGGTTGGTCTACCCACGCTCATGATCTTGCCCCGGTGCGATTCTCCATTCAAAGTTTGTGTAATGAAACTCAGGACGTTGTGAGTCCATCCATGTGTTCATTGA